AGCCAATCTGTGCGGAATCGCCGCTAGAGCCAATCTGTGCGGAATCGCCGCTAGAGCCAATCTGTGCGGAATCGCCGCTAGAGCCAATCTGTGCGGAATCGCCGCTAGAGCCAATCTGTGCGGAATAGCCGCTAGAGCCAATCTGTGCGGAATCGCCGCTAGAAATTTTGCTATCAGGCATTTCTTTCACGGTTTTCTCAATCACAAAGTCAACACACGCCTTGACAAATCCAGCGAAAGACAGCTTTGCCCCTACTTTCAGCTTTGTTGTGCAGTATTTCTTGTTATCATCCGTTTTGGATTTTGCGAGTGCTTCAACCTCTGCAAAATCATTGAAAGAACCATCTGCATTGACAAGATCATAATGGTCAAGAACATCAAAAGGATTAACGCAGAAGTGCATTCCTTTTTGACAGATAACGGCAGAATCTTCTTCAAACACTGTATTCTCTGCATACTGCTTGCCACGGCACACAAGACCGTTCCTGAAACCTTTATAGCCTTTCAAAGTATCACCCATAATTATTTCCTTTCTTTTTGAGAACGGCAGTTCGCCATCTTCTTCGCCAATCTCAGCGAAGTCCGAAGGATTTCTGGTAGGAGCGGCTTAGGAAGGAGCGTTGCTACCTTCGCAAGGTCTGCTATCGCCAAAGTAGACGCTCTCGGCAATGATTTCGGCACTTCTATGCTTTACGCCGTCCTTTTCCCAATTACGAATCTGTAAACGACCCTCGACAACTGCCATTCTGCCCTTGCTGAAATACTTGCTGACGAATTCAGCGGTGTTCTTCCAACAAACGATGTCAATGAAGTCGGTTTCCTTTTCGCCACTCTGGCTCTTGAAATCACGGTCAACTGCCAGAGAAAAAGAAGTGACAGCAGTACCGCTAGTTGTTCTACGTAATTCAGGATCACGGGTCAGGCGACCCATCACAACGATATAATTCAGCATATTTAGTCCTCCAATCTGTATTCAGCGAAGCAAGTGTCTTCGCCGTATCTGTTTTTGCCTTTGACCATTGTTCTCTTGATTTTGATTCCCTCGCTCCGCAAGTCAGAAATACGAGAAGCCAAGCGGTAAATCCCGTATTCTTGCATTGCTACAAGCTGAGTGATACTTCCGTGTTCTTTTAGGTGGTTCATAATGCGGTCATTCTGTGTCAAATATCTTCACCCTTTCGATAGATCATATCTTCTCGATTCCAGTCTGGATAAAAGCCTTTCAGATGAGCCACCAAATGACAGTAAAGGCTCTCTCTCGTTGCGCCTCTTCCGAATCTCCAGAGATTATCGCCCTCATCGTATGCTCGGTGGCAAAGGAAACAGAGAGTGACGATGTTTCTTTCAATTCCCATGCCGCCCTGAGAACGCCTTACAACATGTGCGACTGGTTCACCCATCGGAGAGCCGCAGAGAACACAAACGCCTCTATCTCGCTCGAAAACGGCATCCTTGACGGATTTCGGAATAGCAAGGGCTTTTGTTCTTTTATTCATCGCCATTCCCTCTCAATCTGTGAATCTAGGATTCTGATTTGGAGCTTAAACCCGTTTATTGCCTCCTGTGCGCTTTCATAGACAGTCAAGGCGATATCTCGTTCAAGCCGCAGCTTGGCTACTTCGGGATCACCTCGGCACAAATCCGAAATGATAGTAACGGGAGTTTTCTTCGCTCTCTCTTCCAGAACCTTCTTTCTCATAGCAACACGGTAATCATGCTCTGCTTGGGCATAGGCTCTGCCTCTGACACCGAGCTGTTTGATTGCCGCATCCAATAGAGCGGATTTCGCTCCGATCTCCTGAATCAAGTCCGCTGCCATACGAACACCCTCTTGTCAGTCTTGTTGTTCCAGATAGCAAGTCCAGAGATTCGGTTATCCTCTCCATAGGCAATCTTCTCAACAGAGAAAGTATCGAATGTTCTGAACTTTCCGTTTGTGCCTGTGATATTCATTTTGTCGGCAGGAATCCAGATGAAAGGAGAAGAATATAACTCACGACCAATGCCCCAACGGAAGCCAGCCCGTTTGAAGGCATCAGAGGCTTCGCCTTTTTTCTCGTTTCCATCGCCATCTTCTCTGGATTCAATGCCGCAGTCCCATTTCCAGATGAAAGGCTGATTTTCTGCTTCTCGAACAGCCAGACCGCAATAAAGGTTTCCTTTGATTTCCTTGTAGTCATTCGTCCAGTTCGCTGCACCTACCGTTTCATCAAGGATGTCCATGTCGGTTCGAGCTGTCTTATATAGAAGCAACACCGCTCCGTTTTCTTTGACCTGTTTTACCTTGACCTCGATATCCTTTTCTGTCAGCAATCTAAATTCGATCATTTTTCACTTACCTCACCGTTATCAAATTTCAGAGGGCAATTAAAACCGATGATGTGCCGAGGGGAGGGCAGAAACTCTCCCGTCCTACGGCAGTACTCTCTATCGGATTTCAGCTCCACGCCCATAAGCGGACAGCGATAGCAACAAACATCATCTTCGGGAAATGAGATATCTACTGTGCTGTGCGTATAGTAGGAAACACCTTTCGAGAAGTCTTTCATTTCTCTGCCTCCATCTTCTCGGTATACTCTGCCATAGTCTTATCACCCAGCAAGGTCTCGATGATCTCCAACTTGGAAGGAGAAGTAATCATCTGGCTTTCAAGAACAGCCAGCATGGCGTATTGGTATTTCTCGCTTTTCTTCATAATTCTCAGTTCCTTTCAAAGTTCATAATCTTCTGTATATTTCAAAAATTCTTCTTCTGCACACTCTATGTGGTACAACTTGCCTTCGTAGTCAAACAGTCTTTCATCTTGAATGTGGTGTCCGCAGTGGCAGCAGACAGGCTTTTTCGCAAGCCATTTCTCACGCTCATGCTCTCGGCATCGCCACATTTCGTAAGCATCACACATCGTCAACCCTCCTCGTACCAGACACGAACAGTTTTCACGCCTAGTTCTAGTGCTTCTTGATGGTCTTGCACACATAAATCAATATGCGCTCCAGCTACTGCGCTGCCTGTATCATCTGCTCGATATTCGTGGAGTTCTCCATCTCCGTAATCGACATAGACCTTGCTTCCCAAAGGAATCAGGAAAGGATCGACCGCAACGCTGACATAAGGCTCTGCCTTTCTGCCGCTTGCCGTGATTCCGTAGGCTGGATGGTCAGGGGTTTTCCCGCAGCAACGCTCACAAATGCAATAGTGCGTAAGAGTGGCATTTTCGATAGAAGGGAGCTTCACCAACTCTTGCTCTTCCTCTTTCGGTTCTTCGAGGATGATTGCAACTGTGATTGGCTCTTCAATCACTTCCTCTGGCTCTTCGACTGGCACTTGCTTTTGCAGTCCATGAAATAGACACCAGACACAGAACACAGCCCATGCAGCCACCATGAGATAGAAGAACAGCTATTCCCTCTGTTGCTTTCTCTCGTTCCTAGTTCTGCTCACTTCTGACCCTCCAAAATAGGGAGAAGATGAAATACAACCAGATAAGCGGCAGCTACCACGCCGAAATATGTAAAGAATGTTGCCATGTCAATTCTCCTTCAATTCGTATGTAATCTTGACACCCTCTTGCTCCGCCAATAACTCGACCAGTGTTGAGAGAAGGTCAACGCCTCTGGGTTCACTCATAAGATGCACCGCCTTTTTCGCATTTCATGCGACTTTTAAGACAAAAAAATGTCGATTGCATCAGCATCGCTCAGAGGTAAAGCCTCCTTGATCTTTAGCGCATCCCCAATGGTGAATGTCTCGAAATCGTTGAATTTACGATACACAGAAGCACGACTAATGCCGAGAATATCAGCCAGCCACACCGCATCCCTTTCGTGTTCTACCATTTTCCCTTTCAATTTGTTGAGATTCATTTCATTACACCCTTTCTTTTGATTTGTCGCATTTCATGTGACTAATGTTATATTATCACCAGATTATTTCGGAATCAAGATGTAATTTGCACAAAATGCGAAATTGGGTAAAATTGACCGACATTCCTGTTGCATATTTGAGATTTTGGATTTATACTCTTATTGAATAAATAGGAAGGAGTTGAGTTTGGTGAATGTAGGAGAGCGGATGAAGATTCGCAGGAAAGAGATCAAACTTAGCGTTGAAGAGCTGGCAAAGAGGCTCGGAAAGTCTAAAGCGACAGTATATAGATATGAAAACGGTGATATTGAGAATCTTCCATTAGATTTATTAGAACCAATAGCAGCCGCACTCGAAGTATCGCCCGCTTATCTCATGGGCTGGAAAGAAGAGATCGAGAAAAAGCCTGTTGAAGCAGCAGAACGCCATATCGAAATGATTATGGATGAGGATTTGTCGGACATATTTGAGGACTTTAAGAGCTTGGATGCAACCAAGCGCAAGATCGTTAAAGACCTTGTGCATAGCTTGGCAGAGGCATAAAAAAGCGGAAGTCTAACGACTTCCGAAAAGTTTCTTGATGAAAGTGAGTATGTAGAGTAATTGGTTTTCGTCTAATGCGCTTGCAAATTCGTTGATTTCTTTGATGTACTTTTCTTTCACAGAGAATCATCCTTTCATCAAATCCGGGGCAGAACATGTGTTCTTAGGTAATGTTCTGAAAATATTGTATTGTATAACAACAAGGGAAATCAATGGTAATTGTTCCCTCACTATATCAGTACAATCGTGTCGAAGTTGCACGAAACAACGCAACAAAGGAGGTGATGCAGAAAAAATTTCCGCACCAAGAAACCACATAAAGGAGTGAGGCGCATGGATAAGGACATGGAGAAAAATCTTTCATGCAGGAATGTATTAAGTGTTGAACTGGTAGCCGCTTATGTTCGGGTATCAACGCAAGAACAGAAATTACACGGTCTTTCATTAGATGCTCAGAAAATGAAATTGACCGAATATGCCGAAAAGAATAACATGAAAATCGTTGAGTGGTATGTTGACGAGGGTGTTTCAGGAAGAAAGCTCATCCGTAACAGACCAGAGCTTCAACGAATGATTCAGGATGCCGAGAAGGGCAAGTTCGAGCGAATCATATTTATCAAGCTCGACCGCTTCTTCCGCTCCGTTGCCGAGTACCATGAATGTATGAAACGCATCAGTCCCGTTATCTGGTCTACCACCGAAGAAGAATACGATCTTACCACAGCCAACGGACGGATGCTCGTTAATATGAAACTGACCATCGCCGAAATGGAAGCCGACCAGACAGGCGAACGTATTGACATTATCAATGAGTACAAGGTCTCAACTGGTCAACCAGTAACAGGCTCCATGCCTTTCGGCTGGATCATTGAAAAAGACAAAGAGACAGGGCGCAAAAAAATCATCAAAGACCCCGAAGTTTCCGAGATCATGGATGATTTGCTGAACCATTTTATCACTTTTCAAAGCAAGCACAAAACCGTCCTATATGCCAATGCGAAGTACCATATCAGCATGACATATAGAAAACTGACATTCTTATTGAGCAACACTTTTCTCTGTGGATCATATCGAGGAAATCCGAATTACTGCGAGGCATATGTTGACAAAGATACTTTCGATAAAATCCAAGAGATTTTAAGTCGAAACATCAAACACGGCAACGAGCGCAGGAAATACTATTTTACAGGCTTAATCAAGTGTCCGAGCTGTGGACGGCTATTACAAGGTGCAGCCTATTCAACACGCCGCAAAAACGGTGATTTGTACTACCTGAAAAAATACCGCTGTTCTCATAATCGACTTGAATCTGTCTGTACATTCAACAAGGTTATAAGTGAAAACGTAATCGAAAGAATGATGTTGGAGAACATCGAGCAGTATTTAGCCGATGCTAAAGTCAGGGTCGAAAATATCGAAGAAAGCGAAACAGTCAAAATTCCGAAATACGACTTGGAGGAAATTCACGAGCAGATTGACCGCCTGAATTACTCTTGGCAGACAGGTAAAATTAGAAAAGTCGAACAATATGAGCAGCAGTACGCAGAGCTATTGGAGAAGCTTGAAATCGCCAAAGCAGAACAGGGAGAAGAGACAACCAGAGATTTCAGCAAGATTGATGCGATTCTTCAAGATGGCTGGAAAGGTATTTACAACAACCTTGACGATGAACACAAACGAGCTTTCTGGCGTTCATTCATCAAGTCAATAGAGATCAACTGGACTACCGAAAAGAAAGAGATTATACGGGTTAATTTTTTTTGACTAGCGCATTGTGTTAACTACCCGTTGCCGTTCGGTCAAGGCAAGTTAATTCAATGCACAGGAGGTGATTCAGATGAAATCGGCAGAAGAGATTGTAGCTCTCTTAAAGACGGAGCTTGCCGAGGCTTACGAGCTTCACGATGAAGCCAAAGGCAAAGACCCGGCACAGGCACACGCCACTCTGATTAAAGCATACATCATCAGCGAGTTACTTGAAAACATTAGGGCATAAAAAAGAGGGGAGCGGCAATGCCGTTCCCCTTGCTCATTTTAGGCCGTTCTGACGGCACTTTGTTTCAGGTGACACTTTTCCCACCTAAAGAATAAAACTCGCTCACACAAAAGATTTTCAGCCATTCCAGCGGCTTTTTGTGGGTCTGCTATCGAAGTGAACGCCCCAAGAGTACAATCCGATGCCGTACTTGTTCGGATACTTCTTGTTCAGATAGTCATAGACCGTTTTGTGTGCCACGCCTACCACATGGAAGTCGGCTGCAACACCGTACATATGACGGGAATTGCTAGAAGAGCCGTCCACTTTCTTGTTATAGGCTACCGTTCTGTATGCGCTGTGATCCTCGACATTGACTGCTTTCTTGAAGTGGTCACGAACATCCTGCAATACATCGACAAGTTCATCGCCAATGAAAACAGGATCAGAACCGTCATGGCAACGAAACTCCTTCACTTTGAAGTTGTTTGATACCTTTTTGTTTCCATCTTCTTTCAGACTATAAACTCTTACGATTGCTCCGTTCATGGTGTACCAATCCTTTCAGTTCATTTCAATTCCGCATCCGCAATTACAGTGCAGTAATATACTTGCTGTCCATTTCCACTTAGTCGCAACACACCGGGACTGTTCGCGTTTGATTCATACGGCTGATAAATAATAACTGCATCTGTCCCATCAAATTGGGACAAAGTACCGCCCGTGTTTGCAAGGCTATACCATGCACAAGCAGGTGCAGTCCGCATTGTAACAGGGAAATTGAACATAGGTACATAATAGAATCCACCATCAGCAGCACCGGCAAACGCATATCTCGCAGCACCCTTGAAATAATATCGTTGACAGATTGCCAACTGCTCCGCAAAATCGGGAATTTCATTTAGAACCCAGACACCATTGTCCAGATGGGCAAGTGTCTGCCCAATGCCAATTTCAAGCTTGGCGGCAAAAATGTCTGCGGAATTTGCCCCATCACCAAATCCAAGTCCAACGCTGATGCTGTTTGTTGCGAGATTTACTGCACACATGTATTTGTCAAATAAACATACTGTTTCGCCCTCGCTATTTACAGTCATTGTGGCACTAAACACATTGTTGTGGTTGTCCATGATGGAGAAAGTGACTGTTTTATTAGCAAGGTAAGCTAGATTCTCAAACGGTTGTACCACCGCACCGCTATAATCTTCTACTTGTTTGCTCAGAGTAATATAACCATCATTGACAATTACATTGCAGAAAAACGATTTCCATCTGTCAATTGTAAATGCTCCGTTTTCTGTATATTCCGTTTTTCCCCTTTGATTTACAACGCACCCAAAAAACCAGTTATGAAGCAGATTTTTCCTTGAATATGTGCCACTCTCTAGCGTGGATACTCGTCCATCCAAAGACACAAGTTGTCCGCTCATTGCTTCAACACTTGCTGTGGCATCTTGCGCTTTGATATTCGCATATTCTGCCGACCTTTGGGCATTGGAAGCCATCTTCTCGATCGCAGAGAAATCTTGGTTGAGATCGTATTTCTGCTCGATTTCTTTTGCCTGTCTTACGCCTTGCCTATCCTGTTTTGGAATCACATATAAGCACTCCCTTCAAAAGAGAGGGGGTTGCCCCCCTCCCATTAGTCCCAAGAGACATTTCCATCAGAGTCAACTTCAAATCCCAACTCTTTCAAGATGGTCATTTCTTCCTCAAAGGAAATATCCTGTCTGTTGTTCAGGTATTCAATGATGTCGTAATTGTAGGTATCATCGGCATTGTACTCAGACTTGAACAGGATAATCTTCACGCCGTAGTCAGCATCCAGATTGTTGATGTAGTCAGCAACCTTTTCTTTTCTGCTGCCATTGATAGATTTACCGTCCTCGTCCTTGTCTGCCTTGATGTCGTACAAATCACTCTGATAACTCTTGTAGGCTTCATAGCCGCCCACGGACTTTGCCACGGTGTACTTCTCAGGATACTCGTATGCGAAGTCGTACTCGTCCTTATCGCTCCAATAGTCAGAGCCGCTAATGCCGAGTTCTTCAATCACATCTTCCTGCTTGTTCACCTGTTTGTCAGTGAGTTTCGTCCATTCACCATTCTTCTTGACATAGTGCCTGTCACCAATCACAGCATAGTCCCCGGTGTTATAGACATCCTCGTAAGTGGCAAGACCCTCTTTCGTCAGAGACACAATCTCTTCCTGAATCTCACGAACTTTGTTGTACTTCCTATCGTCAGGCAAGTCGCTGGTCTGGACTTCACGCTTCAAGGCGTACAGTTTGCTCAGTTCTGAATTGACAGAGTTCATGTACTTGGACATCAGAATATCTTCGTCCGTTGCATCGCTCTTTTTGGCGTTGGTAGTCAATTCGTCCTTGACGGAGTAGAAGTCAGATACATTCTGGTTCTTCATTACGCCATCCACGGTGAACTTGTCCAAAACAGGAGCAATCAGCGTGTTATCGCCACGCTCCGATTCAGGAGTAAGCATCGGCAAGAATGTATCGCCGATACCGCCACTGTACTGATCCAGAAGATAATTGATTTTGTACGGACTGATAGGCAACCTCTCTCCCAACCATCTGCTGATAGAGTCAGTTGTTTCATCGTACTGTTCGGCAGTGGGTAGGTCTTGCAGTCTTGTGGGAACAAGCTCTTCTCCGTACCATGTTTCATTTCTCAATGCCTGTGCAATCGGAGAAAAGATGTTGTTGTCAATCGGGTCATTGGGCGCAAGATTGGAAATCAGCAATTTACCGAATGTGGCAAGGTCTGCTTCGTCATTCCCGGTGATAAGGTTTTCCATCTGCTCAAATCCGTTCTGGATAACCGCCAATGCTCTACCCTTGGGGATTCTGACAAACTTACCGTCATCGTACTTTCCGACAATGTAATAGTTCTGCTTCACATAATCGGACAGTTCTGCGTATTCTTCATCATCGTCCCACAGCAAATGATTCAGCAGGATAGAGGGAAGTCCAGCAGCGGCAAACTTCGCCGCAAGAGTAAGTGCGCCCTTTAATCCGTTGGCCTTGGCTTCTCGTACATTGCGTACCTGTTGGATAGCACCCTGAACAGATGCATTCAGGAATGTTACGCCATTACGATTCAGGAACTTTGTCAAATCACCGCCTGCGGCAAAGTTGGTAGTCACTCTGGCTGCATCCAGCATAGAAACATCAATGCTTCGTCCCTCGTTTCGGCTTGCAATATATTCAGCAAGTCTAGGCACTCGCTCGATGAAGTTGTTAGCTTCACTGATTTTGTCCAGAGGGAATCCCAAAATCTTTCTGATGCCCTTCTTTTCTTCGGCAAAGGTATTTGTGTCGCTCTCAAAGTAAGTGTTCTGATCGCCGCCGTTTTCCATGTATTCTTGATACCAACGACCATTCTTTCCAATCAACTCTGCAACCGCTCTAGGATAATTGGCGTAAGTCCTAGCAGGATGTTGCGAGTTAATCAACACATCCTGAGTGTCCTTAATGGGGTTGGTAAACATGAAAGCAGGATTGTACTCCGTCAGCAATCCACGGCGAATGTTGTTCGCTCCACTTAATACCTTGCCTGCTCGACTTTCATTGAACTGGTTATACGCCTTGTTTTTCGGCTTCATGGAATCGTACATTTCGTCCTCGATCTCGAACGTTACCTTTTCGCCGTTCTCAAATACCGTGAAGGTAGGCTTCTTGCCGTTCTTGCCCTCCTGCAACAGTTCTTCGTGGGTATCAATGCTATCAATGATTTCATCCAGTCCAATCGCTTCGTTTTCAACGGGCGCACCAAGAGCGTTTTTCAGTTCCACACCAAAGCGATTCTTTGCAACCGCCTTATAGGTCTGGATCGTTCGCTGTCCCAGCGTGTCGAAGAGAGGAAGAATATCACGACTGCCACCCGTTGCTTTCTTAATCGGCGCATTGACTCCCGTTCTGCGAGTGTCCAAAGGAACATCGACATTCATTCCTGTATCGCCTGCTCTGCGGATAGGAACGTAATGCGGATACATCTTTTCCCAATGGTCTGCCAACTCTTGGCTGATAACGCCGCCTTCCACCAGCAATTCACGATTCTTGCGGTTAAACTCGTAGACTTCTTCTGCCCACTGCTTGAACTCAGGATTTGCCTGTTCCAGTCTCTTTGCAGCTTCCATAGACTTGTCTGCCGTAATGGAATTGCCAAAGACAGGCTTGTTCGGCGTATCATCGTAACGCTGTTCCAGTGTCATTCTGTCAACGTTAAGCATATGGTACAGGTATTCATAGAAAGACTTGGTTTTCCCGGACTGATTCACGGTATCCATGATAGGCTTCAAGTCGTTTTCCAGTCTTCGTTGCGCCTTACCGTCTGCGTATCGAATGGAGTTCCATCGTGCCTGCAATTCACGGTTGCCAGTCTTCAAGGAAATATCCTCAAAAATCATGCCCTTGTCCAAAATGCTGTTTTTAATCGTGCCCCAGACACCCGACTTGTTCTTGTTCACCTTCGGCTCTTCGGTCATAACGTTCGCTGTTCCCTCATCAGGATTTACCTTGATTAGCTTCGGCTGCTTTTCCTTCTTCGGTCTGACAGCTTCATAGGCAAGTCTATTCGGCTTTTCGGCAATAGGAGCAATAGGTGCAATATCGTCCATTTCCTCGGAAATAGGCGGTGCATACTTGTCTGCTTCTGCCATGAGCGCATCGAAAGATTCCTTGGAATAGGCATCAACAATCTGGCTCTCAGCAAGCATATTGATGTAGTCCTGATTCTGCGGAACTCTGCCGAACTTGTCCATCGCAGGCTCATAGCCAACAAAGGACTTGTAGCCGTTCAGAAGTCTTTCGTTCAACATGAACTCAATCTTCTTGGCAGCGGCAATATTCTCTGCGCCGTGGTCTTCGATGATTGCCCGTAGTCCCTTTTCGATGTCGGCATAAGACATATTCCACTCGTCACGCATCGTAGCAATGGAGTCGGAAGTGTGGCGTTTCGTGCCGCCGAATCCTGCTTCGCCGCCAGACTCATAATACAAGTGATCGTTATACCACTTTTCGCCCTTGGTGGTGCTTGTCAACTCGTCCAGCATGATTGCCGCTTCTGCTTGGAAGAAAGGCTTTACTTCTGGATGGTCATACATATAGGCGTTGACCTTGCGATTGCTGACTTCGTACCAGTCTCTTTCCTCAAACGGGTCTTCGGCTTCCAGTTCTTCGGAATTGTCCTCGTAGTACGGTGCTTCCATTTCAGGGGGAGCATCGGCATCCGTCAGGCTTTCAATCCGTCCTGCATCATCTGCAATGGGAGCGAGGTCATCCGGGAACATGGTTGTTGCATTTTCTGCACTAACCACAGGAGCAGCTTCTTCAACTGTTGCATTTTCTGCAACGGTTTCCTGCTCAAGCGCAATGTCCTTGCCGAATACGTTGTAGTTGCCGTAGACAGGTGCTTCGCTATCGGACAGAGAGCGGCGAATGTCAGGAGTTTCAGGATTGAATCGCTCACGTAACGGAATCACATTGCCGTTATCGTCATAGGTGACAGTATCAGCGGATTTCAACTGATTGGAGTCAAACGCAAGAATGATTTTTGACTTCTTACCTATGCTGCTGTTCTCCCATTGTGTGACATAGCCGTCAAAGCCAGTAATCGGAATGAGGGAATTGTGGTAAAACTCATAGGCTTCTGCATAGTTTCGGATTGCCATACTTGCCATGACTTCCTGAATGATGTCCATGTCGTTGTCATTCAGTTGCAAAATGGTATTGGCTACCTCACGATATGCCCTTTCCATTCCGGTGTCATAGGTATAGACATAGTTCGATACCCATGTGTCAAAGAGCGCATCTTTCACGCTGTCATACTCGCCATCTTCAACAGATTTCTGCGCCTGCTTCTTGCAAGTGTCCTTGATAAGCGCAGCAAGGGTTTTTGCAGAAATCGTCTTCTTGTCCGATGTTGCAGGCTTCGTGATATTGGCATACATCTTGATTTGACGATTTCCGTATGCTTCGGTAACTTCTGGATCATCAGAAGTGTAAATACCGAATCCCTCTGCCGTTCCGTTCACGCCACCCTTAACGGAGGTGTCGAACACATTGAACATTTCCTTTGTGCCGTGATAAACAGGAATCAGATTGCCGTTTTTGTCTCGGATTTTACTGTCAGGCATTGCAAGATTGGCCGCTCTTTCCACTAACAAATCTGCGCCAATCATATCCTCGTTTTCAAGGTTGCTCTGATACCAGCTATCCAGTTCGCTCAGAGAATACCGAATGTCCTTATCCGCAGTCGGCTTGTCATTGGCAACGCTCTTGATCTGGTTAGATTCAAAGGCAATAGCAACAGTAGAAGCACCCTCGCTACCGTTGGAATAACCGCCGTTATCGTGAATGTTCTTGAAGATAACGCCGTCATATCCCTCTGCTTTAGCTTTAGCGGCATAGTCTCTGGTTTTCATCTGCTTTACAGCAAACTGTCTCAAAGACTCCTCGGAGAAGTTGTCCTCTGCAATGCTGAACGCATCGAACAGATTTGCGTTTGCGCCACCCAGCTTTTCGTATGCGCTCGCAAGGTCGGTATCGTGATATTTCCCGTTAGCCTTAGACCTTGCCATAGTCAGGATTTCATCACGGAAGATACCGTATTCACCCCATCCTGCGATATCTGCCAATGCGGTCTTTTCTGAGTCGGTCAAACTATGGTAGCGGTCATACACTTCCTGAGAAAATTCACGTGAAACATTGTTCCAGTTCCGTCCCTGTGCATCCACCACAAGAGGATTTTTCAGATTCAGATAGACCTTGTAATTGGCATCGCCGTAGCCAACGCCCTCCCAATCTCTGAACTCGTCATAGATTTCAGAAAGGCTCTCGTTTGTTGCAACCTCGTCACCATCGTCATACAGAGTGTATTTGCCGTCTTTCTCAACAACCTCATACTCCGTCTTGCCAATGTCAGCAAAGAACTTGTTTGCATCCTCGGCAGTTCTGAATGCCTTTGCTTCGTAGGTTTCGCTTGTGCCGCTATAAGTAGCAGCTACATCGTTCCGGTCAACAAAGAAGAAAGAAGTGTTGTCATCGGACATACTGGCATCGAACACATGGAATCCTGCATCCTGAGAACCGTGATACATGACCATGAGTTCGCCATTGTCATTCCGCATCTTGGAGTCCTTGAAATACTCCTGCTGCCGCTTGGACAGTTTCTTGCCGTCAGAGTCGGACACGGAATACTTGACAGATTCTTCCTGCTGTGATACCCTGTCCATAGAATTATCACGTAGGAATGTAGACTTCGGATTATTTCCGTATGAGCTACTGATGTCCTGCGTGATATTTTTTATTTTGGTAACATCTTTGAACAAACGGCCTCTTGCGACATTCTCAATATTGACAACGCCCTCATAGTATTCATTGCCGACTTTAAAAATCGCATCAAAATACTCGAAATCTCCCGTTGCGTTGGGATGCACATGACCGTCTGCTCCGTCAGGTTGTGTGCGGAAGTTCGTTCCTGCATCAATCAGGTTGTCCAATTCTGTAGATGCTCTCATTTTTGCATCTCGAATATCGGAACTGATATTTTTTACGGGATGACCATACTCCGCTGCACTTCTGCCGTTGACGAATACAGGATTATCAATGCCAACCGTATGCCCAGCAAAACGCTGCTTAATAATACTGATGGCTAGTTTGGTCTTAGCTTTATCGTCAAGACCATCAAACTGTGTCTGATCTGTGATTACATCAACAAATCTTCTGCCGTCATCAAACTCATTAAGACTGTACTTTGTGCCGCTATCAGCGGTATTTTTTTGCGCTTTGCCGCCCTCTTTATAGGCTTTCTCAAAGGCTCTCTTGACCTTTTCCAGTTCCCGTGCTTCTTTGCTGCCTGCGGTGGCAACCTTGTACAGATACTTGACTTCATCGTAAATCTTCTGGAACACATTTCTGTGATTTGTGGAAAGATTGTGGATAAAGTCATGGTCAGTGAACAGATAATCGCCCACCAAATCGGCAGTCAGTTCCGCATCAACATTTGCACCTTCGATACCCTCATAGAGTTTCGTAATGGAATCGTACCTGCCCTGATAGTCACCCTTGGTCTTGGCATACTCCACCACAGCGGACTGCAATGCAGTGTACAGTTCCGTTCCCTCAAGCACATGGGTAATCTCATGTCCAACAACAGAGTTAAGGGACTTGGCAGAGTCGATGTTCAGCGTTACGCCGTCCTTTGTGACAAATCCGTTGATGGTCTTGCCATCCATTGCAAAGCCACTTTCTTTCAGCTTGGCATTGTTGGCGAAATCAAAAAGAACGCCCTTGTCTGCGGAGATTTTAGAAACCATGTCCACAAACTCATGCGTTCTTCTTGTGTTATTCAGGATGCCGCTGTCAATCGCTTTCTGGACAACGGCTTTCTGCTTCTCATTGTACTTCGTCAGGTCAGCTTCAAACGCCTGTCCTTTTCTGGATCGCTCGTTGTAGCTTTCAATCAGTCTGTCACCCTGTACCAGAGACATAACCTCGCTGCCAAGCCGGGACTTCAACTGATTGCGCTCACCCTTGCTTTCCAGTTCCTTCAACTGCTCTTTCAGTTCATTTCTCAGGTCGATTTGCTCACCTGTCATCTCGCCCTGTTTCATCTGGTTAAGCTGATTGAATGTTTCCCGGAGAGAGTCTTCATTCTTTACGGCGTTCTGATAGGTCTGGAACGTATCGCCGCCCAACACTTCCTCAATGGTGTCGGTGGAGATACCGCCTTTCTCCATCTCTTCCAGAACTTCGTCATAGATTTTAGACTTCTCTTTCTCAGAGACTTCGCCGTTCTTCTCGGCTTCTTTTACTCGGTCTTCATAGACCTTTTTGACCACCTTCTCTTCGTTGGCAGTCAGACCAGAAGCATAGTCAACGCCGCTCTTTGCTGACTTAATGACATTAGCGCCGCTCATGCCACCACCAAGGACAGCACCGCCAATGAAGGATTCCAATGCTTCCTCTTTGGAGAACAGTTCAGTCAGTTCCTTATCGTCAGCATAGGTGATCTTCTGTCCGATTGCGCCCATAACGCCAGACAGCAATTCTTCTGTACCTTCGCCTGCCATATCCAGACCCAACTTAGAGAGTGTTCTGACAGTCTTGTTGGAAATGTTTCTGGCAATATTCTTTGTGAGAGCATCGTCCAGAGTCTTGCCACCAAAGCTGATACCGCCAGAGATTTTCTCTGTAAGGATTTCTGCGCCTGCGGAGATAGCAGCACTCAGACCAGCTTCGCCGTATGTAGCACCCTGATTAAAGGCGTTCTCGACCTCGCTGCCGAAACTCGTTAAACCAGTCGTTACGAACCAAGGAACGCCGACCATCTGCAAGCCTACAGTTGCGGCAAGCTGACCGCCAGACTGCAATAAAGAATCAGACTTCTCTCCCAACACGGAGAACTCGTCTGCCTTACCGCCAGAGAGTAGGTTCTGTGCGATCTTCTTTTCATCGTACAGGTCTTTGGAGATGAACTTCTTTGTGTCCTCCGCAAATTCATCTGCGCCGAACATATTGCCGACACCGCCAGCCAAGTAAGCACCAGCATCAACAACTCTCTCGCCCATGCCAAGAATACCTGCTCCTGCTTCTTCCATAATGTCGGTTACAGTTCCTAGGATCGTCATGGAAATATCGCCAACATCGTAGCCGTCATCAAACGCACCTTTGCTGAACCATGTGCGCTCTTCATCTGCTTTTGTGGTGGTCTTTACAGGAGTAGTACGAACAGGGGCAATGTCTTCTTGTAGTGCCTGACTCTTTTCACGCTCAGACAAGTAGTTATCCGTGAAGGAGTGACCCGTTCTTTCTGCTGTAGTCTTCTTCTCGTTCTCCTTCTTCTTTTTACGGAGTTCCAAGTAATTGTCCGTAAAACTCATAGGCTATCACCCCTTTATCTCAACAACATAGACTGTTTGTTGGTATATGCAGACTTACGGAACTTGATTTTGTTGCCAGACACATACTGCTCAACCAATCCCTGATCCACCAACTGACTCAGCCTTGCTTCGCTAATCGGGCCATATCCCAAAGCGAGAACGCTGTTCATGTCGATAGTAGGACTGGACTTCTTAGTTCCCTCATTCTTTGCAACAGATGTAGTAGACTTTCTTCCTGCGCCCGTGCTAATCCATCCGTTGCCAGTAGTACCTTTCTTCTTGGCTGTGCCACCACCAGAGCTACCGCCAGAACCGCCGCCACCGATTGCAACCTTGGCAGCCTGCGCTTTCTCATAGGCGAACTTGTCCTGCGCCAACTTCAACTCTGCCTGATTCAGAGCATAGTTCTGGTTGTACTGTCTCTGTTCCTCCGCCAGACTTGCGTTATACTGACGGACTTCCTCGGCAAGAGAGTTTTCTGTATTGATCTGAGCCAACACATCCTGATAACGACCATAGTAGGTGTTATCCAATTCGAGCTGCTTGTCGGTCTTTGCCATAATAAGAGAGTTCTTATACTGGAATCCCTCAAGAGCCAATTCAAGCTGAGTCTGCAATGCGTTGTATGCGATCTCTGCCAGTGCAGCATTGTTCTGCAAACGGGCATCCTTGATAGCATTGTCGTAGTTCAGAACAGCACGACTATAGACCTCTCTCGCAGTAGCAACACGATTCTGATAGGTGTTGTACATACTGACCTGAGAACTTTCGGCATAGCCTGTGTTGGTCATGCCCTGTGCCGCCTGCTGCTCGGCATTTACACCGTACTGACCACTCTGCTTCTGCCAGTCCACATAAGCACCAGACTGCTCCTTTACATAGTCCTTATGGGTCTGGTCTTTCTGCTGCTCAATCTGCTCAATGGCGAAATCGGTCTGCTCCTGCTGATTCTTCGCCTGTGTCTCTCCCCACTCTTTTGCAGCATCAATCTGATTCTGATAATACTTGTCAGACTGATTAATCATGCTGTCATAAGTCTTGTTAATCTGGTTTAAGGCAGCACTCTTGTCCGATTCCACCTGTGTAAAGCGTTTATCATCGTAATTGATATCGTAATTCGTAGCCATTTATCTTCCCCCTCACCGCTTGATATAGCCACCCAAAAACGCTTCAAGGGTAACTGTTTCAAGGCTGAATCTCGTCTGCGAGTAGAATTTAAGCTGAATGTCTTTCCACTTTTTCCGTTTGATCCTGCTGACAAAGTAATCTGTCACGCCGTTGTATTCGCCAACCAACTCAAAGCCTGTGTCTTCCAACTTGGCGTAGACAGCAATATCGCCCGTAGCTTCGGAAACACTACCCCTCTTGTTCGTGGTTTTCAGCAAGTGCGGAGCATTGAACTTGTCCTTCGGAGTTACCCAATAGCTTTCCACATCCGCAGTCCCGGTCAGCGTGTAAACGCCGTCATCTGTGCCTAAGTACAGAATACCGCCGTCAACTCTGGCGCAAGTGACCTTCTTGCCTAAATCCCAATAGAACCACTCATATTCATAGTGATTCTCGTTCTGGAACATTGCCCTAGAGTCTGCCAGATATGCCTTGTCACCAATGAACGCAAACAGATAACCTTCCCACTCTTCCAAAATCATGTTTGTGTAATCAGCTTCGGCAATCAGTTTGCGATCTACCATTGCGCTTCTATGTGCAACAGACTGTTCAGTGGTAATGTCACCGCTGATACCTTCCATTCCTCGCTCAGAGAAGAAGATAATGTCATCGTTGAAGTTGATTGCCTTGCCGATACATCCAGTCGTGATACTGGAATGCTGAGACGGATAGATTTTGCCGTAATCTGCATCAATGGTAGGCGTGTGATAGAACACCGTAGTATTTGCCTGAGACGGCTCACGGAACACCCACAGTACGTTGTTGCCAGCTACCAGACCTTTAATATGTGCATTGTCCAGACCTTCGTTGTAATAGTCCAAGTCGCTGCAATAGGTAGGGTCATTCAAGTTGCAATGCCATACCGTGTTCGGATAGTCCTCGTTGCCGCTAAAGAACACTCGGTTATCGAATACCTGTAGCAGAGTGCATTTCAGAATCTTGTCTGTATACCCAGAAACAGTCTTCTTGAACTCTACCGATACATTGTCCTGTCCGTCAGTCAGGGGGACAGTAGGTGCAGTGGAAAAGGTAATCTTGCCTGCGCCGTAATCCACCGTGTAATTGCTCACCACGGCGTTATTGACCTTGACGATAGGCTTAAAGTCAGAGTCAATATTGGTGGAGTCAAGGAAAAAGTCTTTGCTTGTACCATCTGCAAGGAATGTGTTGATTCTCTTTGCAGAGAGCAGATTCACATCTTCATGGATCGTGCCACCGCCAGCAGGCTTCCTACCAATGGAAGTGGTAGGCACATATCCTTCGACATCTTCAATGGTCGTGCCGTCATACTTGAGATAGTGCAGGCCGTCCTTGAAGTACCAGACATTCTCATAGATAAAACTGTCACTCTCTGCCTGATTCAGACCTTCCTTGATAATGGTCTTCTTACCACCAGAAGTGACCGTGTAGAGGTTTTTGCCACTATGTACTAGCATTGTGCCATTGAAAAAGAACACGCCGTAAACAGGGGAGGGGAAGGATACCTTCAACTCCATACTTGGGCGTGTTCTGATGCTTTCTGTTTCTTTGTAATCCTTCCAGACATTCAAGGAGTCTGGACTTCTGACAAGGTTAATTTCCTCACCACGAAAGTCTACACCACGGAAATTGCTGTAGACTCTGGAAATCAGATCGCCAGTACCGCTCATACGGACACACCACCTTCAATGTAGATGTTCGTCATCTGATACCGGGGGTCAAGCCGCTGCAACATGGTTTCGTATCTTGTGGAATAAACGCTGCCATATTCAGCAGATACATCGCTCTTGAGCAAATCGCCTGCAATGCCGTAAGGGGCAATCTCAAGGCAGTCAGCAGTCAATTCAAATTCGTAGGCTTTGTCCTTTGTCGTAGCTGTGATTCTCTCAGGATAGACATAGACATCAATCTCAGCCGTGCCACTCTCCATGATTTTCAGAACAGTACCATTCGCCTTGGGAACGAAATTGACACCGACAACGTTGCTAATCTGATAAATCTCATAGCCGCACTTCTTTTCGATAGCGGCGAAGTCTACCAAATCGCCCTCGGAGACTGCCATCTCTACATACTTAGGAATCTTCTTCATCCGTGCCAACTCAAACATAATCTGGTTGGTCACTTCATTGATTTTTGCAGAAATATCAGGGTCATCGGTCAAAAGTTCGCTGTCCGGGTTAAGTTCCTCAATCATGGACAGAACTTTCTTTTTCATTTCAAGTAAAGTCATATATTCACATCCTTTACGAAGAAAAGAAGGACACCGTTAAGTGTCCTTCTTCTCCATATCCTTCTGTGCCTGTGTGCCGTAGTAGAACGCAATCACCACAGCAAATACGGTCATAAAGTCCTGCCCGGTAATCGTGCCCGTAATGGAGAGATACGCAAATACCAGAGTCAGAATGATGGTCACAATGCTTTTTACGGTTAGCAGTTTCGTGAGTCTTTCTTTCATGTGTATGCTCCTCTCAGTTAATGATTTCCCAATCGTGGACTTCCTCGTAAATCTTGTCGATAAAGGAATTTCCCTTCAAGGCTTTATACGCTTCATAGAGAAACACAAAGTTTTCGTATTCGTATTGGTGAATGATTTTGCTCTCTCGGTTGTGGTAATAGATTTGAAGCATCTCAGAGCGCAACTGACATTTCATGCCGTTCTTAATTTTCTGAACGCTCACAATAACTGGAACTACCACGCCAATAAGAACGCCGACCTCACCAATCAGCGTAACAATAGTTGTCATCTCCATTGACTATCACCCCTCAAAGACAACCCATCCAGCAGGATAGGCTTCGGGGGAGTATGTGTTGCCATCAACCATAGACTTGTACAGAGTGCCGTTGTAGTTCACGATATCGCCTGTGTTATAGGCATCGTGTGCGCCTGTAGGCTGACTCCATACAGGATAGCCGCTGTCATCCAGACCGATTGCAGTATACAGTGCAGGAGTTTTATCAGGTGTCCAATCTGCCTGAGATGTATGTGCATGACCGTAGTTGACCTTGTAAAGCTGCGGATCACCAACAGCGTTTACACCGTAGGTTAAATACTCACCGCCAACGTAGGCTTTGCCCTCTTTCCAAGGGTCATAGATAGTTGCAATCTCCAATGCCTTTTCATCGGAGAGTGAAGCGGCGAACATCTGAACAGCTTTGAAAAACTGCTCTGCCATTTGCCATTTATTCATATCTGTTCACCCCCAGCATCAGGTTTACAAGTTCCTCGGTGGTAGGCTCTTCCACAACAGGCTCAGGCTCAGGCATCTCGCCCGGTGTCCATGAAGTAACGATAGGCGGTGTAGACTCGTCCACGGTAATCTCGCCAAAGGGGAAGTTCTCGCAGACCATATCGTCAGGAATGACTGCCCAACCGTCAGGCACTACAGAAATGTTGCCCGTCTGATTTCTGTGCGCTCCGTTATCCAGAGCAACGATTTCAATGATTCTCATTCACGTACCCTCCTTAACGCCCAATGCCAACGGCATAATATACCACAGGGAGATTGCACTGCACACTTGCGCTGGTATTAACGTTAAATGAAACGGTTTTTCCACCATCGGTAGTGGCAACATTAACTTTATGATTGCCGAAAGTTTTTGCCGCATGAGGGGTCAAAACCAGCGTTTGCACCGCTTCGTTGTTGTAATATTCCGTAGCAGAAAGAATGAAAACCACCTGTGGAGCAAAATTGAACGTCAGAACAGTAGGGTTTGCAGGCCCGAATGCATTAGTGCCTGTATAAGATTGGGTTTCAATTTTCACGCCATTAGCAACGATTGCGTTATCTGCCGCTGTGCAAGCTGCCAAAACTGCTGCATCATCCGCACTCATATGGGATAACAGTTCAATCAGACCAGTTTTGTCTAAAAGTTTATCGTCAACTGTTTCGCCTTTGCCATCGCAAATAGAGGATACTTCTGCTGCCGTCAGAATCGCCAGTGCATCAACCGCCTTGTCAACCTCGTCAGCAACGGCATCAACCGCCGCAATTCTCGCAACTTCGTCTGCCAGTTCGCCAACAGCTTCAAGAGACTTTTCAATGGCGTATTCAGCAGACTCTTCTTTCACAGAATCGACAGCGTTCTCAATTGCTTCGCCCGTAGCTTTAGCATCAGCACACGCACCGCTGATACTCAGTGTCTTATCCACGACAAAAGTATGGATTTTACCGCTCAGAGAAGCGTATTCCGTCTGAGCAGTTCCATTGATACTCATAGTCTTCGCTCCTTTCTTAAAGAGAAGCACCACCCCGTAGGATGGTGCTTTTTGTTAAACAGGCATGAATTTATAAGTGCCACGCAGACAATACAAACAATCCGCATCAAGTGTTTTGTTGTTCAAGATGTGGAAATATACCTTTCCGTACTTTTCTGCAAAGATAGCGTTCACGCCCTTGCTGAACCGATGATCTCCCAAGTCAAAGCCGGGGTCAACCTCGATTTCCATTTTGTGATTTTCGCCAAAACACATGACCTTCGTGGCGTTGTCATTGCCACACGAACTATAAGAGCCACCGTCACACAAGGCTCGGTTATCTGCGCCAATATAACGAATGTTGTTATAGATACCGTTTGTTCCGCACCCTTGCAAACCATACCACTTGGAAATAGTCACTGATTCCAGAGGAATGATCTCGACATAGGTTTTCCAAGAAACGCCGTCAAAAGTCAGAATGTGGTTTTCGCGCAAAACCTCACGCCCTGTACCATCTTCCTTCTTTGTGTTTGTTGCCTGAACGCAGTTTGTCCATCTGATTTCAAGAAGATTGCAAGTTCCGCTCCCGTTGGAAATTTCTCGGTTGTCAGCCAAAACCTTCAATGCTTCCGTTCTACCAGTCGGCGTTCCGCCGCTACCCGTGTTTGTATATTCGTGGTTGCCACCAGTAAAGTGATTGGAGTCCGGCATATCTCCGTCAATGTTATTGACGGCTTTCATAACAAACGGTGCGTGCCAATCGGTAACGGTTGTTTGCAGAATTGCAGTTTGTTCTTCGGTCACTTCGTCAAGCGTGTTCCCACTATCAAATGTGGCAAACTGGTAGAAGTCAAATATATTGTTGCCGCCTTTTGTTTTCAGGGTAACTACAATATCTTTGTCGGTTGCATAAGGCGCAGAAACCTTTACCTCGTTTCCGTTGACCGCATACTGAACGCCTTTTCTAAGAGTGCTTCTCTTGTATGCTGAATATTTATCAGGCAATGTATCACCCTTCACAAGCATACAACACTCATTAACAACACCAAGATTGAATCCAATGGAATACGCATAATTAAAGCGCATCATCCTTGCTCCGACAGGCGTTACGAAAGTAGATGCATCCGTTCCACTAATGTAATTGCCGTTTTTGTCATAGAAAAACACACCGCTTGTTGCCTCACCCCAAGGTTTTGTGAGGTAATAACCTTTTTCGGAAACGATGCCGATTGTGTATTGCGTTGACGGCTCAATGGGCATAAGAGCGGTGCAATGATAGCGATCATCAAATTCGGTTGTTTCGTGGGGCTTGCCTGTCTCCCAATAGTAAAAATGAGGAGAAATAGTATCATCCGTCTGCAAAGAAGCATCATACAGATTGACACCATGCTCCACACAAATCTCAGACAGTTCGGCAACCTTGTCAGCAATGACACCAAACTGTTCTCTCACCGCTGTTCCTGCGCTTGCATAGGTAACGCCATCCGCACCAACACGAATGTCAACCACTTCCGAACCTTCGGCAGTCGCACCAGACAGCAGATTGTCGATTCTTGCTCTCTCAACCAGCAGTGCTTCGTTCAGTTCCTTGACGGCAGTCTTGTTCTCTTTAATCTTGCCAGTCAACCGCTTGTCAACAGTTTCAAGGTCATTCCGCAGCAATGTCACCGCTCTTGCAATGGCTCTGTTTTCTACGGGACGGGAAGAGGTTAGGTCAAGGTCGGTATCCATGACAGCCACAGTCTCAGGATCAACAGGCTCTTCCTGCAAGTCCTTACCTTCCGGGAACAGCTTGAAAATCTTTGCGCCATCCTCGTCATAGCCTACGATAGTCTGAGGATTGGTATAGGGATTCAGTTCAATCTCGTACCAGTAATCAGTCGGCTTGCTGATGACATCGCCAATCTTGGTATCGCTCTCATCCAGATACACACCCACGCTGTCAGTCTTGCCAACAACAGGGAAGTCCTTCTGCATGACAACGTTCTCTGCATCCTTCTTGGCGAAAATCTTCATACGGACAATATCGCCCGGCTGGAACTCGTATGTGCCGCCAGTAGAATCATCCGTTGCGGACACATTCAGGCAGACAATATCGCCCCTAGTCGCATAGATGGATAAATCATCGTTTACAACAAACATTTACTCACCCCACAATCTATTTTCACCCCTCAGGGTTGATGTCAGTGTTATCCTTGTAAATCTCTTTGACCTCTTTGATTTCTGCTTCCAAATCACGCAACTTATACATAGCTACGTTGGGGACGATATATCCCTGTAATTCGCTCCAAATGAGGATTGTACCCTCAGGCAGTTCTTCCGTCTGGACGGAATGAATAGTGTTCTTAATCTTGCCCTGTGTCCATTCACGGTTGATCTCGGTGGTCAACACGCAATCTTTCAAAGTCTGATGGATTTCTCCATTCTCGGTGGTTTCATCGAAACACATTTCCTTGGTTACGGTTCTGCCGTAATACTGGCTTAAACTAGGCTTAACGGTAAATAGTTCGTTGTTCATAGTGTCTCTCCTTAACAAAAAAGAGGGGCGAAAACCGCCCCTCCTTTCATAAGTTTCTCTTACTGCTTCTTGGTCTTCATGACATAGATTTCCTTGGGACGGACAATCTTTGCGCCGAAGACATACAGACCCTTGACAGCATCGGTGAAAGCATCCTCAGGACGATACTTCTCAACCTTATCAATCTGCTCGGCAAAGGCAATGGCCTTGTCGGTACGCAGAATGTTGTAGTAGGCGGTATCGCTCTCAGGCAGGCAGTTCTCAATGCAGACAAAGGCATTGTTGACCTTGCCCACAGCACCCTTCTTGAGAATCTCAGGGTTGTTGGTGGACAGTTCGGTCAACTGCTGACGGTAGGTAGTGAACACCTTAGGAGCAACTTCCAGATAGAAGGTGTCAGACACCTTGCAGTCGTTGCCGTACAGGGTTGCAAAACCATCCTCAACGCTGGACATTGCATTGGAGGTAGTCAGAGTGATTTCCTCGCTGGCAGCGATCATTTCCTTGGTCTGGTCTGCTTCGTTGACCACAACGCCGTTCTCAACGCCGTCCTTCACGACTGCTGCAACGTACATATCACCTTCCAGAGCCAGACCCTTGCCAGCTTCGTCAGTCAGTGCTTCCATCAGACCGGGAACAGACTGTGCCTTGACAATATCCTCCACCTCGAAGTTGAAGTAGCGGTACTGATTCAGCAGCATCAGCTGAGAGCTATCAGCGGCACTCTCACGAACCAGCGCAGTGCCGGGAACGTAGGTGCGGATGGTAGGACGGTTGACGGACAGAATCTTGACTTCCTTGGCGTTTTCAGAGTCCTTTTCATACTGGAAGTTACAGTGGTTACGCAGAGAAGTAATCTTCTCCAGAGAGCGCAGAATGGACTTACTCCAAATAGTCTGCTGGAACTGAGTTACAGTGTTAGGTACTGCCATTATTATTCATCCTTTCTTAAAGGATGGGAAGTTAGCCACCAGTCATAGAACGCCGTACTGCTTCCCAAACCTTCGGATCATCAAGGTCAGCCATTGTCAGCTTGGCGATGTCCTCAGGGGAGTAGTAGTCTTTAACGCCCTGTTCCGGCATTTGCTTCATGCTTCCCATCGTTCTGTGTTCTTTTCTCGGTTGTGTCTTATGGTAGATATCATAGATATCTTTGATAGGTGTAGTGGCACTGAACTTCGCTGCGAAGTCCTTGAACTCCTGACTGTTATAGACATCTTCCGTCACGCCGATTTTAGACAGTTCAATGCTTCTCTCGGTGTTCTGCCGATGTGTAGCCAAGGCTTTGAAAATCGCCTTCTCTTTCTCTGTCATATTGGCTACGCCCAACTGCGTAAGGCGGTCAACTTCCTCGACCACTTCGTCAAAACCAGAGCGAATGATATCTTCTGCTTCTGCTCTGGCAAGGACTTCAATGTCTTTCGCAGAATAGGTAGGCTTCTCAGGAATCTTGATACCCTTCTTGCGGTAGAACTCCGTAAAGGTATCAGTCATTTCCTCTACACTCTCTTTGCCTGTACCAGCTTTCAGCACTTCTTCCAAGTTTCCGTATTTACGCTCGTACTCCTTGCGAATCTTTGCTTCCTTTCTGGCGATCTTCTTGCCCAATACCTCGTCCAGCTTTGCGTTGAACTCAGCTTCGGTGTAGGTCTTGGGGGTTTCTTCTGTGGTAGTCTCCACGTTTTCAGCAGTCTGTTCGACCACAAGGTTTTCCTGTTCAATCATCTTGAACTCCTTCCTATTTTTTGAGTGGTGTTTGCTTCACCAAATTTCCACAGCTTTTAAAGTCATCAGGCTTGGACACGGTAGCGAATGCTACCCCCAGATGTGATTGCTCACATCAATAAAAAAGCAACTGCCAAGGATTCCTCGGTAGTTGCTTAGTTATTCTTCATCCATTGCTTCTTCGGCTTCGGCGGTTTCTTCGTCCAGTTCCGCTTCCTGCTCGGCGTACATTGCTTCCTCTGCTTCAAGCTGTGCCTGTGCATCTGCAATCTGCGCCGCCTGTCCGTCAGGGTCTTCCATCAAGAACTGTTGCGCTCTCTGCTGCATCATCTGTGCCTGTGCTTCAATCATGGCAATCTTGCGCTGTTCCTCTCGGATATGCTCGATTGCATCCTTGATTTTCTGCTTCGGTGCTACGCTGTCATCGTCCAGCACTTCGGCATATGCCGCCAGTTCACTCACTCTCTGAGAGTTAAACAGGCCGTTCAGCAAAAGGTTTTCAATGGTCTGTTCCTGTGCGAACTTGTCATATACGCCCTTAGGAGTAATCTCAATCTTGACGGTTGCCTGCAACTGTTCCAACACACTCTGAGGAACATTGACCAATTCAACGATTTCCTCACCTGTCTGCGGATCAGTAGACACTTCTTCCAGATTGACACCATCCACGGAGTAGACAGTCAGATATTCCAGCCAGATTCTTGCCAAGTCTTCAAGGAAGTTCTTGTAGGTTTCCTTCTGCTCAGTCATAGGTGCTTGAGATGCCTGCTGGACTGCCAGAATTGCTCTACCGGAAGCAGACTCAGGATTGACCTGACCTGTTGCGGTATCGCCTGCGCCTGCCAAGTCTCTAGTGACCTGAATCAAGTCTTCCTGTAGCTTCACGACATCAGGAGACATTTGTGCCGGGGGAATAGTACCCACAATCTTATGCACATCTTCCACAGGTGCGCCGTTGGTGCGAATCGTGCCGCCTACCGTGTTCAGTGCGGCAGGATTTGCAATCTTCGTTACATCGACAACCTTCTGAGGATATGCCTGATACTTGACTGTCAGCACTCGTCTGACCTCGGTACGGTTTACCTCAATCTGGTTGGGAATCAGATACCGGACTTCACCCTCACCACGGGCAGAACCTTCTTTCTCTTCCCAATTCATGTGGGCAATGGGATAGAGTTTCAATCCCGTATCTACATCCTCTGTGAAGTCTACATAGCGTGTAGCAATGGCAAAATGCACCGTGCCTTTGCGCTTGTACATCTTGTAGACCACAGTGACCATGTTGTCCAGTTCGTACATAGATGCTTCGCCGCTCTCATCGAAGTTGTCATTGTCTCCGATGATGAAAGACATATCCTCGCTGCCTACGCCGCATCTCTCTGCCAGTTCCATAGCATTAGAAACGGGCATTCTCTTGCGAATCAGAATGTACGGCTGGCTCTGGATATCATCGTCATTCTCATTGCCGTAGTAGATATCGTTCTTCTTGATGATCTCATTGACTGGCATCATCTTCTCTTCGTCAAAGTCAACGTAGATAATGCCCTCGTCATTGATAGCAGCATCCTTTGTGATACGCCGCCCCTTGAAATCCATCTTGTCTTTTTCCCACACACGGCTTGCGTAGCGATTCAGCATATCGCAGTATCGACCGCTCTCCCTCTGGAACTCTCTGTTCTCATAGTTCTGAGAAGAGAAGACCATAGCGTACAGGTTATCGTGGATAACAGAAATCTTGTACTTCACAATCGGCTTGATGAAGTTCTTCTGTACTGGCTCTACATCACCCAGCTTTGCACCTTCCCACTGATTACCGTTGAAAAAGCGGTAGTTCCGGTCAGTGTCGGCATAGATACCAATCAGTCTGTGGTAGTTCCTACCTTTCTCATATAGCTGCCAGATTGATGTTTCCTGAATGTCCTGAATGTCCATCTATTCACCCCCTCGGCACATCTTTCTGACCGTAGCTTGTGCCGTCATATCCCTCAATGTTCTGCATGATGATAGCAATTCTGTCCTGCTCTGCCTTTGCTTCCATCTTTGCTTCTCGCTTCTCTTTACGCTCCTGCACGACCTCAACGGGATTGCGAATCTCGCTCTTGCTTCCCACCTTTGCACCAAGCAGGAAACAGGCCATACATACAAAGCCGATTGCCAGCACTTCCATTGCGCTGTCCTCCTTACATTGCGTATCGCCAAACATAACCGCCAGCAGTCTTGTTCCGTCCGTACCTCCTGCAACAAGCACTAATGTTAGAGCCTTTCAGATTCAGTCTATTACTAGCTTCTCTGATGCTGTTCCATTCTCGGATAACATTGCCGCTTATATCGCATTGCACAACAGGAACATCCTTGCTGTAACGGTTGTTATATCCAACAGTGCAGTATTCCAGATTACTTACACTGTTATTCTGTTTGTTCTCGTCCTTGTGATTGATGCTCGGCAAGCATTGGTCATTGCTCAGAAATGCTTCTGCAACTAATCTATGTACCTTGCAAGTCTTTTTCTTTCCATTCCAATACAGCAACACAACCAAATATCCGTCCGAATCTTCACACGCCGTCAATAGCTTCTCTCGGCGTTCCCTGTGATAGTTCAGACTTTTTACTCTACCTTGATTGCTGACCTGATACTTGCCCTCGTACCCTTTGATGTCTTTCCAAATTTCCATGTTGCACCTTTGTCCTTTCGGTGTAGTCCATATTGTTAAACACAGGGAAAGCGGTGGACTTTGCCGCCTTTCAGGAGCTACCCTATCCCTGTGCTAAACACTCATACAATGGAGATTTCCTCTCCCCAATCATACTGCGTTGCCATGTTCCGTTCTGTGCTGAAATTGAACTGCGGATACATATTGATAGGCTCGTTGATGAATACCACCTGTTCACGAATCTGGTGTGCAATGGCTAGTCCCATCATGTCATCATCGTGTCCTCCTTGTGGTGCTTCAATTCTGCCCTTCTCATTGCGTATGATCGTCAGCAGTTCTTCCAGTGTTTCTTTATCGTTGATGGTGTCGCAGTGTTCACGGACTATCTCTATCAGCTTAGAAATTGCTGTCGGTCTGGTGAGACTCGTTGTCTTGAAGCCGAACCGCTTCTCTGTCTTCCCAGTATAGGTGTCCTGTGTCTCTCTGGCGTATTGCTTTGGATACCCTAGTCTCTGTAACTCCTTGATAGGGAAGCTGTCAAAGTTGGCTTCAATACCTATCAGAGCATCCTTGAAGTATCTGCCCAAGCAGTACATTTGCCGTGTGTATTGGTCTGCATCGAATTGGTGCTTCAAGTGTGCCACCTGAACGCCCGTCTTTGCATCCAGTACATGACCTGTGAAGAAGTCACTACCTTCTCCTGCGGTATCACCGCCGATACAATACTGTGTCAGTCTCGGCACATCGTACAGCTTGATATAGCCGCTCTTGTCAGATACCCAACGAATATTGCTGATTCTCAGACCGTCATAGTCATACTCGAAGTATCCTGTCTTGATAGGCTTCGGCAGCTTCGTCAGGCGGTCAAGAATGATCGCTGTGTCGAATACGTTCTTACCAGACAGCAGGAATGCTTCTTGCGGAGTGCAAGGATACTCCTGCTTTATCAGGTCTTTATCCAGATACTTGTCGTATTTGTTCCAATACCAATAAAGCTGCCCCGGCTCAAGATGCTTTTCATCTCTCAGCCAACGCAGCCTATCCCATATCCATCCTTTTTTCGTGTCTATCTCATACAGGAAGTCAGCCTTGTATTCCTCATTGCGGAAGTCAATGCTGTATTCCTTTGTACGCCACCACTCATAGAAGCAGTTGACATGAACTCCGCTGTTCCACATGGCTTGATAGTCATTGTAGCCGTTGGCGGTACTCTCATATATCTTGATACAGTTCTTCGTAAAGGCTTCACCCAATGCGCCCTGTATCGGTGCAATGCCGTCTTTCCAGAAAGCACACTCAGAGCCATGAAAGAAGTTGACTGTACGGGAGCGGCCTACATCCTTTGTAGCTGTATCGACTGCCCAGCTAGAGTTAATCTTCTCAAACAATAGCTGTTTCCGGTTGTTGTACTTCTCCGTAGGCTTTAGCACTTCCGGTAACTGACTGTATGGAAACTTCGCTTTATTCTGGAATATAGCTTCGCTGTTATCGCTTTTGTCAGCTAGGGTATATCCTTGGAAGTTCCGGTTTAAGATGCTACACGCAAGCTGATATGCCGTTACAAGGGTAGTAAAGCCTTGCTGTCTGCCCTTTAGCACAAGCAATGATATGTCAGTGATCTCGCCGTTCTCAAAGTCTGCTATAGCTTTGTTCAGCGTATCAATGAAATCATGCTGCACTTCATTCAGGAAGAACGGCATTGTCTTCTGATTCTTGTCTACCACGATGAAGACTAACTCTATCAGCTTTTCAGGATTGCGCTTGACCTCTGCCAGCAGTTCCGTGTCTGTCATCATCTCATTAGCGATAGCCGCTCTGAGATTCTTGTCATACTCAATGCTGTGCAGTTCTTCCCATTTTTCTCTCCGCTTCTCTATCAGATAGTCAGCAGTGTATTTCATAACAAGTCCTCTAGTTTCATGTTGACTTTTGCTTCAACCTCTTGTTTAGAAGAGAACTCGTCTTTATTTCTGCGTTCCAGCCACCACACAGACAAGCCTGTATCTCCGTTTTCAATGGCTTCAACCACATTCAGCTTTGCTTGTGTAGATGGATTACTCCGCAATTCTTCCATTCTGTCGGAAAACTCAGGGTGAATCTCAAGGTAATCATAGAATGCAGACCTTGAAATATCCGCATAGTGACAGCATTCCGTCACATTCAGACCTTTCATAAATCCGTATTCAAGTTTTGCTACAACCTCATCCGTCATTACTGTTGGTCTGCCGCCTTTATTCTCTGACACTATGCTCACCCTCTTTACATGAATATTTAAAAAAGAACTCCGCATTACGGAATCCTTGGTCTCTGTATACAACATGGTAGACGAGATGATGCACCATAGGCGATGGCAGGAGAGGTCAAACCTACCACCGCCCCCGGAGATTGAGGTATTTTACGGCACTCCCCCAAATGCCGCTGGTGCTTATAAACGGAAAAAAGCACTCACCTCGAAAGGTAAGTGCTTCTTGCCACATAGAGATTTTTGAAACCATTCTCTTCTTATACCATATATCAGAAAGTAGTCACATTCAATAGTATTTACTCACAAGAACTCACAAACCTTTTTGTGTATTCTCCATATATCCCTTGGCATATATTTGTAAGCTTTGTCAATTGATTCCGTCTATCCCCGGGTATATAATAAAGTCAAGCTAAAGGACACGACAAACTGACTGATTTCTGAAAGGAGATACAACATGACTATTACTGGCGTATTCCATTCCGACCTCCGCATCCGATCCAAAGCTGATGCTCTTAAGTTCTATGATTGCATCAAGGCTTGCACCCTCATTCCATACAACGATACCTATAAACTCCGTATCGAGCCGAACAGATGCTTTTCTGTTATCAGCAAGCAGTCCATCGCAGATGGCACGGCATGGATGCACCCCAGCAACTATGACGAAGACGGTACTTTCGCTTATAACTACCGCAAGTACATCAATGCCTACCTGAAAGGGGAGGACTGACAAAATGGCAAGCGAAGCACAGCGCAAAGCAATCCAGAAGTACAAGCAGAAGGTCAAGCGTATCCAGCTTGAGTTTTCCCCGGCAGAGTCCGATACGTGGGAACACATCCAGAGCCAAGAGAAGAAGCAGACCTACATCAAGAATCTAATCAGAGCGGATATGGATAAAGGAGGACAGCATGCACATTATGAGACAAAAGTGGATGTAGGGCAGGAGTTCTGGACGATTGACGGCACGAAGCACTGGGTTGCGGAAATCCGCATCTGCGAAGATAACTTCATCTACTATGTGTATGACTTCTTCTATGACGAGTGCTATGATACGTTCAGAGACGAAGACATTGGCACGAAGATATTTCTGTCCAAAGAGGATGCAGAACTGGCCTTATCCAAATGATTATGCGAAAGAGGGAGTCGTTAAGACTCCCCCTTTTTTTCGTCCAAAATCCTCTGCACATTGGCAATCGCCCGTCCATGCGTAGTGGTTGCCCAGCCATATTCCTTGTGGTAGTGGCCGGCAATCTCCTGCAAGGACATGAACTGGATATATCTCTTGTGGAGGACATTGTATTCAATCGGACTGTTAAGCTGCTCGATGGTCTGAATCACACCTCTCTTTGTATCAATCAGCTTATCTATCAGACTGTCAATCTCTCTCTCCATGTCCACGCATTTTTCGATAGCATCAGCCATCTTTGAATTGCTCCCGGAAGACTGCACTCTCTCGCCGCCCATGTTGGCAGTGATACCAAGCGCAATATCCTTCCATTGCCTTTGCTCTATCAGTTTGTTCTTGATGATGGAGTCAATCATCTCCACCCGTTCAAGATATAATTGCGCTTCGCTTTTCTTCCTCACATATCATCGCCAACCTTTTCAAATAGTTCAGCCATACGATCATCGCAAGCACGAATCCGCTCCACGGCTTCTTTGAGTGTCATATCCTGCGAATGCACAAGATTTCTCCGCTCCGCTTCCATGATTCCGTTTAGTGCTGCTGGAAGAGTAGAGTAGTATTTGGCATCAGCAAGGTATTCCTCTTCGCCGTCTTTTGTTTTTCTAGTCTTCGGCTTTCCGATGGTATAGCACCTGTTATCTGCATCAATGCCCCAATCGTTAATCCTAATCATAAGAACCTCACTTGTATTTGATGTCGTACCGAATATCTTTCAAATAAGGGTATCTGTCCTTGAAGGGAATCGGCTCGATACGCTTGTTTGCACAGATGTCCTTGAATGCTCTCTGCATTTTCTCCTGCATCACATCAGCCATCTTGTCTCTAGGATCAATGGCAGGATGATACTTTTTCCGATTTTCCTCCCACGCATTTGAAATACGCATGATACGGTCGTATCCCCAGCCAAGTTCCTCTCGCAGAGTCATTTGCAGAGTATCAATCATAAACTGTCTGGTAATATACTGAACCTTGATGGACAGGTCTTCCGTTTTTTCATCCTGTCTCTTCATCCATCCCGATTGTTTACTCATTTGCCCCTCCGTTTCTTCTGTGACAGACATACTCCGTCCACCTGTACACGCCGCTTTTTCGTCTCTAACAAATGGTGACAGAAGCACATACCAGTAAAAGCATGGTGAACATCGCCCCAGTATTTACACTGCTTGCATTGCTTAATGTCGGCAAGATAGTCCTCTTTCTCTCTCGGATGATTAGGGGGCAGTTTTAATTTCTGTCTCCAATGGGCAACAGTTCTCTCGTCCACACAGAAAACAGCGGCTATCTGTTTATCTGTCTTGCCATCATCGTATAATCGTATCGCCGCATCAGGATCAAGTCTTGAAAATATCGGCGCACAAAAATAAGCCATTATGTAATCTCCTTCTTTTTTCGTCCTCGCTTCTGCTGACCGTATGTTGATTCATATTGGTAGTTATATCCTGTCAATCTATATGGATGCTTCACCTGATTCAGACATCTTGTAGAGATGGAGTTATGTGAGATAAATTCTTTTTCCGCCGCTTCTCTGGCAGAACGATACAAAGCAACGATATTTCCTGCTTTATCAATCTTCACGACTGCTTTTCGCCTAGAATGGCAGGAAAGTTTTCCAACATCTTTCCTCGGCTTGAACTCCAAGTTCCAGATAGCGTTGTTCAGCTTCATTCCGTCCTTATGGATAATAGCATAGCCTTCTCTTCTGCCACCCATGAAAGCATCTGCCATTAGCCATACGACAGGGACTTCAATCTTTCTGTTATCTGCTGAACGCATCTTGACCATTGCTCTAGCGCGATTGCCAGAAATATATGGATGAAGATCAACCCAGTCGCCTTCATAGAACTTCTGGATTTCGCCGTCTTCGTTGATACGATAAGGCCAGCGGTAGCCATCAATTAGCTTCCACATCAGCGTTCATCCTTTGCTTTATCAACTAACCAGCCTATGTATCTTCGACAAGTTGCATCCAGCCATGCCATAGACAGACCACCGTTCCGCTTTGCGTTTTTCAAATGATTCTCGCAGTCTTTGAACGGACACGCAATGTTAGCGCAATATGTGATATTATCAGGCTTGCTCATACTTCCTCCAATTTCCGTCCACACATGGGGCAGATTGACACATCGCCGTACCAATCAGTTTCATGTTTAGCCACCCTTTCTTTCGGCCACGCTCGTTCCATCTGGCACTTGTAAAATGTATCGAAGAAGCTCAATCTGCCCATTACGGTGTCCGTTGCGATAGCCGGTAGTGTAGGTTTCAGCTCCATCACCACAGCACTTACTTTCAAGGTTGGACAGCATTTCCCTAAGCTGTGCCACAGGAACAGCATCAATGGTGGGACACGCTGTCACGCACGTAATAGCACAGTCATGCGCCGCTTCCCAAACGGGAGAAGTTTTGCCATTGAAAAACGGATTGTCGCTTCGGCTGTTCTCTATCATCCGCAAGGCTTCATCCAAATCACCAAACCGCATATCATTCACCGTCCATTCTTGCTCCGCAATGTGGGCAGTATTTAAACAGTGCTGTCTCGCCCTTGTCATACGATGGTTGCCGTACCGTGCAGTGGCAAACAGAACACACTCTTTGGCGGTCATTCGTGAAAAACTTTTCTTCCCACCGCCCATGCACCACAGGGGCTACGTCTTCGGCAGGGATTTTGTCAACGCCAAAATGAATATCGTCTACAGAAACAGTGGAACGATATTCTGCTCTTACAGGGGATGTCCACGCATATTTCGTTGCCCTCCGCACAAGGTTATGTACTGCTTCTCTCTCGATATATTCAGCCATCCTTACCCTCCCTCATTTTTCTGTAATTGGCAATCGCTTCTCTGGCCCAGTCATTGTCATTGCCTCGATCAAGGGCGTCCTCGATACCGTCAATGCACATCTCGGCTTCGTCTCTTTCCTTCATGAGCTGCGCAATGTCCTGCTCCATTTTCTCAATCTGCTTTCTGAACTGAGGAACAAGTTCGTCTTGATACTTTTCAAGCATCCACTTCTGTTGCTTGTATAAAAACTTGTAATCAGTCATAACTCTTTTCCTTTCTTAAAGTCCCAATTTCGCTTTCACATCAGCATGGGTTTCTCTCAACGAATTCCTGCGCCTACTTACGCCAGAAATCTCGATAGGGAAGCACCGTTCAAGAATCCGATCATAAATTCTGGCATAGTTGACTTCTTGCGGCTTTTTGATTTCGTCTGCCGTCAGATTCGTTGTGATGATGAAAGGCAAACCAGAGCGATATCGGCTATCAATGATGTTGAACACCATCTCTTGCATAAATTCAGATTTTCTCTCCGCTCCTAGATCGTCAATGATTAGGAGCGTGTATTTATTTAAGCTGTCAATATACTCTTGCTTGCCCTCATACATCCCTTGAATTTGATTCGTCAGCCGTGCGAAGTTGGTCATTAAAACATGGTAGCCATCATCAATCAGCTTGTTTGCGATACAAGCGGCGAAATAAGTTTTTCCTGTGCCGACTGTCCCGAACATCAGCAGACCTTTACTGTCCCGTCTGAACTCAGGGAAGTTTTCGGCGTATCTGAACATTGCATCAGATAGCTTTGCGTTGCGCCTATCATCATTTGCAAATGTCCAAGTAGCCATGTTTGTCTCAGCGAAGCAAACTCTACGCCGCCGCTCCCGCTCTTCTTTCCGAAGCCGTTCTTGTTCAGCCTCTTGCTTGGCTATCACGCAATTACAGATACAACGCACAGTTTTCTTGATCCCCATGAACTCAACCACCGTCTGAGTGTTTTTATGACAAACAGAGCAGTGAAGCAGTCCATCTTCGCCCATGTATTCAGAATCGCTATGTGGAACGCTGGCAGAGAGCTTGTCAATCACATGCGCCATATCCATTGGTTACACTTCCTTTGTTAGAAAATATCTGCTAAATCATCCTCGCCTCTAGGCATGATTTTCTTCGGGAGCTTTCCTTGTTTTTCATCTCTCCTAGCCCACGAAAGGATCGTTGAGTAGTGGCTTTTGTACTTATAGCCCTTGCTGTCAATTCCGTATGACAAATCATCAATACGCTCTTCCCAATCAGGAAAACGAACCTTTAACTTGTCAAGCTCTTCGTCAGTCAAAAGTACATTCTTGAATTCACCGTATTTGTGTTTAACTGGCTCAGTTTTTTTAGGCTTCTTGGGTTTCTTGGGTTTTGACGAATCGGGGGGCGTATCGTCACACGATACGTTTCCCGTTCTTTCATTCTCATTCTCATTCTCATTGTCATTATCATTTTGAATCTCATTTTCTTTGATATATGAATCAATGATTTTTGAAACAGTTTCGTTCAACCCGTCTCTGCCGTGTAGCCTTGAAAAAACATAGTCAATCAAACTCTTATTCTTGACCAGTGCCATTTCTTTCTTGATGCAGTCCTCGACAGGCTTTCCACCTTTCATTACTGAATGGCGCAGAAAATTCAAAATTGCAATTTCGCTGGTTTCCTTGGAAAACAGGATCATTTTGTATTTTTTTTCAAAGCGATCTAATAACGTATTGAAAGCATCCACAGAATATCCCATCTGAAACGCAGCTTGCTTGATGCTGATTTCATAAATCCCTAACTGTTTCGAGAAAGGGTTTGTCAAAAGATAAAGCATGAAATACTTATCTTCTGGGCTGAATTCATCTACTTTGCCATCAGTCCAGAATCCCGTATTTACAATTCGGCTGATTCCCATATAAATCACCTCCCGTTTACGTCTGTTATTTGCTTGTTCTTTGGCTGTTGCCCAGCGGCAGTTTTTAGGCTCATAATTGCCGTTCACATCAATGCGATCAATCGTGCATTCACCATACTTGGCATCAGGATTGTAGCCGTTGGCAATCGCCCATTCTTTAAACTTGGAATAGTCGTGCCATTCTTCGCAGACCGTAATCCCTCTGCCACCGTATCTGTGATAAGATTTCTTTTTTGGGTTTTCGCATCGCTGAATCATGCCTGACCAAACACCGTACAATCTTGAAGCGTTCTTGTACAGTGCATCCCCGTGTTTGACATGAACACCCTTCTTGGCGCAACCACAAGAAATGGTATGACCGTTAGTCAAATTTGCGGCTCTAACAACACAGTAATTACCGCATTCGCACTGGCACAACCACTGCACTTCATGTCTTCCACTTGGGGTTACATAGTCCTTGGCTCTTTCTATTACCGTCAGACGAGCAAACTTTTTCTCTGAAAGGTCATTTAGTTTCATTCAAACCATCCTTAATCCACTCTAGGTAATACAAAGCATCAATCAGTTCCTCTTCGAGATGGTTAATTCGCTCTATAATCGCCGCAGGATTGCTTTCTAGCCCTTGCCCATATGTTTCTATACCTTTCGCTCTCTGTTTGTCAGAGAGCTTGCAAATGCGCTCCCAGTAAGGATTTCTAGGAAGATCATGTCCTTTGCTCCAACCGCATGAAGCGCATTCGCCATCTCTGCATACGACCGCAGGATTGTAACGACAAATATCCAGCTTTGCCATGATTCACACCTCGCCCGTAGAACCAAGACCGCCTCGATCTGAATTGCCCAAACGGTCAACTTCGAGCAAGTGGATTAACGGCTGGTGCTGAATAATCCTGAACTGGCAAATTCGCTCGTTCTTATGAATGACAGTATCTTTCACCGCATAGGCTGGAAAATGCCATTCATCGTTATCGCCTTTGTAGGATTCATCTATGATGCCGATGCTGTTTGCCAGAAGGATTCCGAGTTTCTTGAAGGTGCTACTTCTGGGAGCTACCAGAGCTTCATAGCCTTTCGGAAGCTCCATAGCCACGCCGAGAGGAATAAGCCGAAACTCGCCAGCTTTCAGCTCGATATCTTCCGCAGCTCGGAGATCAATCCAGTCGCCGACATTGAATCTCTCAATCTTCATAATGTCTCGTAAATATCGAATTCTAATAGTTTCCACTACTCAGCTTTCCTTTCGTTTTAAGTCAAATCCCGCTTCCCATTCTCGATAGAGATTCATAAAATCATCAAGCTCCATCGTTACGAGAATTTCACAGTTATTCTTCTTGTGGAACACGGCTGGAAGATTGCCCGTGCCGAAGGAATCTCTCTTCGCCTGTGCCATCCAGTCATAGAGCTGCATTCGCTCCTGATGCTTTGCTTCGATATGTAAGCCAGCAAGTCCCACGACATCGGAGGCATCTCCTGTGTTTCCGCAATATTGCGCTGTTCTTCGGGCATCATAGCCATGCTCACGTAATCTGGAAGCAAGCTGCCGTTCAAACCTTGCGCCTTTTTGTTTGCTGTTTACTGACATTCTACAAATTCACCACCTTCCAACTTGTAGAAGGTATCTTCCTTGATGCGCTCACCGTCAACAAATTCCGTCTTCACACAGGCTGGAACATATCTCTGTTTTTCATCACTCCACTTCCACTCAGAAAGCGTAATCCAACTGCCTTTCTTAGCTTTTACAATGGAATCATGACCAGCACAACAAATGACAGAATCCTCACCCGTGCTATCAATCTTTGCGGAATAGCCGCTAGAGCCAATCTTTGCGGAATCGCCGCTAGAGCCAATCTTTGCGGAATCGCCGCTAGAGCCAATCTGTGCGGAATAGCCGCTAGAGCCAATCTGTGCGGAATCGCCGCTAGAGCCAATCTGTGCGGAATCGCCGCTAGAGCCAATCTGTGCGGAATCGCCGCTAGAGCCAATCTGTGCGGAATCGCCGCTAG